ATGACTCACACTCATTAATTATGTACCGCTCAGGCCAACGTTCTGTGGTCGAGTGGATTCAACATCAACTCACTGAAGAGAACAATGGCTAACAAGAGAAGACAGGCTAAACGACTAGCCAATCAAGGTAACACGAATGCCAAGCAGATTGCTAGGCAGACAGGTGTAAGCAGGAGTGCTGCTCGCAATATAGTAGCACGAGCTAGCGCACCGAGCCCTGGCCCTTACAATGCGACAAATGCACCAATTAGTACTGCACCCCCTACTGCTGGACCGCTAGCATCAGGTTATGTACCACTCCCTGACTCACCAACCCCAGCCCGCACTACTCCGAAAATTAAAGGTCTTGGTCAAGGTTTGAGGATTGCAGGTGGTGGTTACGGTATCGGTAAAAGTGAACTTGATAAAATAGGTGGTACCAAAACTGATCCGGGTAAAATTATCCGACGACTCGACAAGATTAACGAAAATCTAGCTAAAAAGGATAAGACTGGTATTAGTCTTAAGTCTGGTGCAGCCAATAAGCTGATTAGAAAGGCATCTAAACTGAACCCATTTGAAATGAGTCAGCTTAACTTCGGAACCGGACGTTTGGGTATGCAGATTCAAGGTATGCTCGGAGATCCAGGTTCCCCTGGGTACCTGCGTCAAGGTCAAAGGATTGGTGAAAGGGCTGCTGTAGCTCCTACTTTCCTAGCTAAAGGTATGGATCTAGGTCCTAAAGGTAAAGAGCAAGTCAGAGGTATTGGTAAACAATACGAAGTACCTGACCGATTGCTTAACGGTGACATCGTCGATGATGGTAACAATAATACCACCACAGATGATGACCCCACCACAGGTAGTACAGTTGAGGATGATCTTCCTATCATCCCAGAAGAAGAGGAAGAGGTAGATAAATCCCTCTCCAGTGGAGCCGGTGGTCTCGATCTTGCATCATGGGCTACTGGATTCAGACGTGCTAGGTCCTCTAGGCAGAAAGCAGGTAGAGGTGCTCAAGGTCTTGCCTCACAGAAGAAGTCTCCATTTACATCTTGGTTTAAATAATGACAGCTAAAACAAGATACGACTTTCTAAGTAAATATCGTTCCACGTTTCTAGACACAGCTGTTCAGTGTTCAGAGTTGACACTACCTACCCTCATCCAACAAGATGATGACGTTAGTCGGTCAACAAACCTAAGGTTAGTCACACCATGGCAAAGCGTTGGTGCAAAGGGGGTAGTCACTCTAGCATCTAAATTGATGTTAGCTCTACTACCTCCTCAAACCAGCTTCTTTAAGCTACAGATTGATGATTCAAAGATCGGTGTTGATCTACCTCCGGAAGCACGATCAGATCTTGATATCTCCTTTGCGAAGATGGAAAGGTCTGTCATGGAAATCATAGCAGCATCTAGTGATCGCGTTACTGTCCACCAAGCTCTTAAGCATTTGGTTGTGGGTGGTAATGCGTTGATCTATATGGGTCCTAAGGGGTTGAAGCTATACCCATTGAACAGGTACGTCGTAGATAGAGATGGTAACGGTGAAGTCTTAGAAATCGTAACAAGAGAGCGCGTTAGTCGTAAACTCTTGGCTCCTATTCTAACAGCAACGTACCCAGCTAATCCTCCAGGTGAGGATGGTACAGATAATGATGAAGACGTTGATGTTTACACACATGTAAGACGAGAGAACAATCGTTTTGTGTGGCATCAAGAGGTCTTTGATAAGATCATCCCTGGTTCACAAGGTAAGGCACCGTTGGATGCTAACCCTTGGTTGGTTCTTCGATTCAATGTTGTAGACGGTGAATCATTTGGACGTGGTAGGGTGGAGGAGTTCCTTGGTGATCTCCGTTCCCTGGAGGCATTGATGCAAGCACTCGTAGAGGGCTCTGCAGTCGCCGCTAAGGTGGTCTTCACTGTCTCCCCGTCTAGTACCACCAAACCACAAACACTCTCCTCTGCGGGCAACGGAGCCATCATTCAGGGGCGACCTGATGATATCTCAGTTGTTCAAGTTGGTAAGACAGCTGACTTTAAAACAGCTATGGATATGGCTGGTGTGTTAGAGCGTCGTCTCAGTGAAGCATTCCTTATCCTTAATGTACGGGATAGCGAACGCACTACAGCTGAAGAGGTACGTATGACACAGATGGAATTAGAGCAACAGCTCGGTGGACTATTCTCCCTCCTTACTGTTGAGTTCCTTGTACCTTATCTAAACCGTAAGCTCTCTGTTCTTCAAAAGAATAACGACATTCCTAAGATCCCTAAAGATCTTGTACGTCCTACTATTATTGCAGGTATTAATGCATTGGGTAGGGGACAGGATCGAGAAAGCTTGAGTCAGTTCTTTACTATTATTGCTCAAACCCTAGGACCAGATGCTCTTGGTACATACCTCAACCTTGATGAAGCTGTTAAGCGTCTTGCTGCAGCCCAAGGTATTGATGCTCTGAACCTTGTGAAGTCTATGAGTCAGGTGGAGCAAGAGCAGGAAGAGGAGATGCAACAGGCACAAGAGATGGAGCTAGTGAAGCAAACATCTAACATGGTTAAGGCACCACTACTGGATCCATCTAAAAACCCAGAATTGATTAACCAACAAAATGGACAAACAAACCCCGACCAAGCCGCAGCGGCGCAACAAGAAGCAGGTATCCCCGGAGGTGGACTCCTCGGTTGAAGAAACACAGACCAACTCTGAGCCAACTCCTTACATGAAGCGCACTAAGATTGGTGAGCCTACTATCGGTCGTTCCCCCGATTTCGTCAAGACTGTTGGTCTTGGCAATCTAACCGTTATTACAGCAAATGGCAAACGAAATTACTCTTAATCCATCCGAACAAGTCGAAGGTGAATTTTCTGCAGAAGAACTTGATTCCCTAGCAGTTGGTGAGAAACTAGCTGAGCATGAACAACAACTACTGGCTGGTAAATATCAGTCAGCAGAAGAGTTGGAACGTGGTTATCTTGAACTACAGAAACGTCTCTCTTCTCAGTCTAATGATGACACTCCTACAGAGCAAGCAACAGAAGAACCTGAGGAGCAAGAACAAAGTGAAGAAGTAGATGCAGATCTCTTCGATACTATCATGGAATCTTACCGTACTGGTGAGTGGGATGAGAGTATCGTAGATACAGTTAGCAAGATGGATCCCATTGATGTTGCTAACATGTTCCTGGAGAAACAAGGTGAAGTACAGCAAGGTGAGTTAGCAACTCAAGAGGATATTGATCAGATCCAAGAGTCAGTTGGTGGTATGGATTCATACCGCAACATGATTCAATGGGCTGGTCAAAACCTCTCAGAAAATGAGATTGCTATGTATGATGCTGCCATGGATAAGGGTGATCCTCTTACCATGTTCTTTGCAGCACAAGCTCTCAACGCACGTTACCAAGATGCTATTGGTTACGACGGTGAGATGCTGACAGGTTCAGCACCACGTAACACTCGTGATGCATTCCGTAGTCAAGCTGAGTTGGTTGCTGCTATGAGTGACCCTCGCTATGATAAGGATCCTGCCTATCGTCAGGACATTGCTGAGAAACTAGAACGCTCCAACATTCAATTCTAATGACTGAAAACATCTTCGCTAAAGAACCCACCATGTACCACGATTCTGATTACACTGTGTCCCATAACGAACGAGCTGAACTGCTAAATGGTCGCCTTGCTATGCTTGGCTTTGTTGCAGCAGTAGGCGCCTATGTATTTACTGGTCAAATTATTCCTGGAGTATTCTAATGTCTTGCGGTAAGAAAGGACATAAAGGTGGCGGCAAGAAAAAGTAAGGCCGTTAGCCTAAAGATTGGCACACATAAATCTCGTACTGGTGGACTCACGAAAGCCGGTCGAGAAAAATATAATAGAGAAACAGGTTCTAACCTCAAAGCTCCACAACCTGAAGGTGGTCCACGTAAGCGGTCATTCTGTGCTAGGATGTCTGGAGTCAAAGGACCTATGAAAGATGAGAAGGGTCGCCCTACTCGCAAAGCACTAGCCCTTCGTAAATGGAAATGCTAAATGGCTAAGCCTGGACTCTACGCTAACATCCATGCCAAGCGTAAGCGTATCGCTGCTGGTAGTGATGAGAAGATGCGTAAACCTGGTGCTAAAGGAGCACCGACCGCAGCTCAATTTAAGAAGGCTGCTAAAACTGCCAAGAAAAAATAGTATTGGCAAGTCCGTCAATACTGCGCGTGTATTGGCGGATTAGTTGGAGCAATCAATATTAAAGTTCTTCGCTTTATTATTATGATTCCTATTCTAACTACTCTGTCAGTCATTAGTTCATGGTATGGTCCTGGATTCCATGGTAACCTTACCGCTAATGGTGAACGGTTTAATCAACAAGCCCTTACTGCTGCGCACAAGACACTTCCATTTGGAACACGCCTACGGGTCTGCTTCAAGCGGTGTGCCGTTGTTCGGGTAAATGATCGTGGTCCTTACATTCATGGTAGGAACCTAGATCTTAGTAAAGGTGCGGCTGATGCAATCGGTCTCACTGGCTCTGGAGTTGGACGGGTACAAGTAACTCGACTTAACTAACTTCAATGATAACTGCTATTGCAGATCCTCGCTCTCAGGAGAACCCTTGGGAGCTTTTTACTAACTGGGTCACTTCGACCGACAACCGTCTTTATGTTGGGTGGTTTGGGACACTGATGATTCCGTGTCTCCTTGCAGCCACCATCTGCTTCATTATTGCATTCATTGCGGCTCCACCAGTTGACATTGATGGCATCCGCGAACCCGTATCCGGTAGCCTTCTTTATGGAAATAACATCATATCGGGAGCCGTCGTTCCGAGCAGCAATGCCATCGGACTACACTTCTACCCAATTTGGGAAGCTAATTCACTTGATGAATGGCTCTACAACGGGGGACCGTTCCAACTTGTGGTCTT